TTGCGGGCGAAAGCATTGCGTCTTGAGGCGATCCGCCGGGACGACGAAGAGGTCATCGCGCTCTTTTTGAGCCGCTACTGATACCGCCACCTGCCCGGTCAAGTGCAGGGTTCAATCCGTCCCTTGAGGATGTCCATGACAGACGTACACACCACGCCCGGTGCGCAAGCCCCGGAAAGCGAAGAAAAGAACACGACCACCGTGAAGGTCGAAGCCCAGCCATCTGAGCCCAATGTCACGGCGAGCGAGGCAGCCGCAGCCGAGCCGAAAATTGACACCCAGCACGCTGACGATGCCGGCGAAACGAGGAAGCGCAGCGGAACGCCATACTCGCAACGCATCGGAGAACTGACCCGAGAAAAGTACGAACTGAAGGCTGAACTTGCTGAGATGAGGGCCAAGTATGGAAGCGGCGCACCTTCGCCGGCACCAGAGCGGGCCGAACATGAGCAGGGGCCGCCAAAGCTTGACACCTACAACTCGTATGAGGAGTGGGTGGAGGCGGTTGCGGACTATCGGGCAGAAAAGCGCTTCATGGAACTGCAGCAGCAGAGCGAAGAGCGCGCTGCGCAGGACAGTGAGCGCAAGGCGGCCGACAGCCGTCGCGCGGCCTACGAGAAGGCGGTCGCGTCCATCGAAGATCGATACCCGGACTATCACGACGTGACGGCAGAGATGCCGACCACGCGCATGATGGCCGAGTTCATCCTCGAACACGATAAAGGCCCCGACATCGCATACTACCTGGGCAAGCACCCTGACGAGGCGATGAGGATTGCCAACCTGTCCCCGGTCAAACAGGGCTTCGAACTGGCGAAGCTGGAAGCGAAGCTTGTGACACCGGGCAGTCAAGCAAAGACGGCGTCAACTGCGCCGGAACCCATAAACCCCGTGCGCCCGAGAGAGCGTGCCCCGGCCGCCGATCCATCGAAGATGACGATGGCCGAGTACGCAAACTGGCGAAAACAACAAATGCGCGCAGAGCGGAACCGCTAGCCCGCATAGGAGAAAAGTGCGATGCCTAATGAAATTTTGACGCCTAGCGTCATTGCCAAGGAGGCGCTCGTCCTTCTTGAAAACAAGCTTGGAATGGCGAAGCGGGTCCACCGCAACTACCAGAACGAGTTTTCCAAGGTCGGTGACACTGTCACCATCCGCAAGCCTGTCCGCTTCACGACGCGGTCGGGTGCAACCTACTCTGCGCAGGACGTGCAGGAAGGCTCGACGACCGTCACGATGACCGACCAGATCGGCGTCGATTTCGAGTTCCAGACGGCCGACCTGACGCTGAAGATCGAGCAGTTCTCGGAGCGATATCTCGCCCCGGCAATGAGCGCGATGATCCACAAGGTCGAAGGTGACCTCTGCGGCCTGTACAATGCGGTGTGGAACTCGGTCGGTATTCCCGGCACGACGCCGAACTCGTTCGCAGCCCTCGCGGCGGCTCCGCTGCGCCTCGATCTCATGGCGGTCCCGACCGACATGCGTATGGGCGTCCTGGACCCGAACGCAGGCTGGTCGATCCTCGGCACGCAGACGACCTTGTACATGCAGGGCAAGGCGCAGGAAGCCTATGAAGACGGCGAGCTGGGCAGCATTGCCGGCCTGAACCTGATGCAGACCCAGAACGTGAAGGCCCACACGATCGGCACGAAGGCTGGCACGCCTCTGATTGCCGGCGCGTCGCAGAATACGACGTACACGCTGACGCGCGCGACGAACTCGCAGTCCCTGCTGACGGATGGTTGGACGTTCTCGTCTGCCATCCTGAAGAAGGGCGACGTGTTCACCATCGCGAACGTGTTCGCGGTCAACCCTGTCACAAAGCAGGTAACGACCGTGCTGCAGCAGTTCGTGGTCAACGCCGACATCTCGGCTGATGGTGCGGGTCTTGCGACCCTCAACATCAGCCCTGCGATCATCACCACTGGTGCATATCAGAACGTGAACGCGGCGCCGGCTGACAACGCGGCGATCACGGTCCTCGGCACGGCCTCCACGGCCTACCCGCAGAACCTTGTCTATCACAAGAACGCTTTTGCTCTTGTGACCCGCCCGCTGGAGATCCCGCAGGGCGCATCGTGGTCCGCTCGCGAGACGTACAACGGTCTGTCGATGCGTATCATCAGCGACTACGACATCTCGACCGACCGCCAGAAGACCCGCCTGGACATGCTGTATGGCGTCAAGGCGATCTACCCTGATCTGGCCTGCCGCCTCTTCGGCTAAGGCTGACTGAAAACAGGAGGGGCCGGGTCACACCGGCTCCTCTTGCCACACCCCACCAACATCGAGGCCATCATGTCATTGATTGACCAGGCGACAGGTCAGGAGGCGGCGGTCGAACCCGCTGTCGCGATCTATCGCAAGAGCGCACGCGGCATTGTCTGCAAGGTTGTCCCGCTCACGCACGGCTTTGTCGTGCCGGAAGGCTGGGAGGCGACCCCAACGGCTGCCGGTCGCGACGGCGACGAGCCGATCCTGCAGGCGAACTGCGACGACGAGCCGTTCGAGCCGCCTGCACCCAAGAAAGCCAAGAAGGTGACCGAGTAATGGCAACGTCAACGCTGACCGCGCGGGACATCGTCAGCCGCGCCTGCCGCATCCTGAAAGTGTCAGCGCTTGACGACGCACCATCTGCAGCGGTGGCCGGCGAGATGCTGGCCCTGCTGAACGGCACGCTGTCCAACTGGTCGGTGAAGGGCCTGTCGGCCTACACCCATGCGACCCTGACGCTCGACAGCACGATGGGCACGGACGCCGCCCTCGACCTTGGCCTGCCGTACCTGCTCGCCGCCGTCGGCGCTGCTGATTTCGAGGCGGCACTGGGTCAGACGGAAGCAGCGCTGGCGCAGGACTGCATGAACGACGCGCGCAAGCTGTACGGCACCTGGACGACCGACGTCCTCGATATTGACAGCGCCCTGAAATACATGCCGGGCCTCGGCTCTGGCTATACGCAGTTCTGACATGGGCAAGACGCAACTCAAGCTGCCGACCGGGTTCAATGTGGGCCGGTCGGCCAAGCAGTCATGCGTGAACCTTGTCAATATGTACGCAGAGGCAACGCCCACCGGCCTGTCGCCCGTCACCCTCTTTAGCTGCCCGACGCCTCGCATCTTCAGCGTCATCGGCGGCGGGGTCGTCCGGGGGCAGATCAACGCAAAGGGGGCGCACTGCGTCGTCATTGGCCCAAGCCTCTACACCGTGGACAGCGCCGGCACGCCCACGAACCGTGGCACCATCGATGGCGCGCTGCTGTGCGACATGGCCTACGACGGCGTCACCGTCACCATCGTGACCGAGGTCCGCATCTACGCCTACAACCCCGTCACCGGCGTCTTGCTGGAACTGCTCGACCCTGACCTTGTCGACCCGACCAGCGTCTGCACGCTCGACCAGTACACGATCTTCACGCGACGCGGGACCGGCATCATCCAGTGGTCCGAACTCGGCGATGGCACGTCATACGACGGGCTCGACTTCGCGGCGGCTGAAACGTCGCCAGACAACGCGGTGGCGGTCAGGTCGGCGCAGCAGGAACTGGTGATTTTCGGCGAGGACAGCATCGAGTTCTTCCGCAACACGGGCGACCCGACGCAGATTTTCCAGCGGGCGTCAGGCGCGTCCCCGATCGAGGTCGGGACCGTCAGCCGGGACTGCATCGCCATCATGGACAATTCGTTCTACTGGCTAGGCCGCGACCGCAACTCGAACGGCCTGCTGATCTACCGTGCTGAAGGCTACCAGGCCAAGCGCATATCGAACCATGCGATCGAAACGCTGCTCGAGAGCGTAGCCGACATCTCGACGGTGGAAAGCTACGCCTACGCGCGACAGGGCCACACGTTCTTTCGCGTGACGATCCCGGGCGTTGCCACGCTGGTCTACGATGCGTCGACGCAGGAGTGGCACCAGAAGGTGGAGGGGTCGTATGCCCCGACGACAAGGATGCCGTTCGCCGACGACGGCACGCGCACCTTTGCGATGAGCGGCGCCAAGCCTATCCAGAGGCCCGTCGTGGGCGCAGAGGACGGCAACCTCTACGAACTGACCTTTGACACGTTCGCGCAGTCAGGCACGACCGATGAGGTGAGCGGCGGCGCCAGCTACACCTTCGTCTCGGGCGACGCCAAGAAGCGCAAGATCCGGTCGCACACGACGAGCATGACGGACACGCTGCCGACCGCAGGCTCCGCCGGCTTCGAAAGCGGCAAGCAGTTCATCGTGCGGGCGACAGGCGGGCAGATCACGATCACGCCGTCATCCGGCACAATCAATGGCGCAGCCACGCTGGTCGTTGCGGACGGAGCCGAATA